AATATGGTCACTGTTAAGTAATTTGTAAATTCTATCTAGTATATTAGCATGTTGCTCATTGCTGGCATCTAGTCCGCTAATAGTTTTAATAATAGCATCTTTTTCAACACCTAAGTCAGTATACTCGTTAATTAGTTTAGTAACGTGCTGTTTGCTCCATTCTGTCATTTTAATTTTTGCTTTTGTTTCATCAGGTAATACACCTACAAACATTTGCAATATGTTCCTAGCACATGCATCATCGCCTGCTTCTGCTCTTAGTTGTCTAAAATGATCTAACATTGCAGGTACAGGAATCGCTTGGTAGGCTAACATTTGTTTTTTAAGGTCTCCTACTGGAAAATGATCTGCCATTAATCTATTAATAGTATCTACTTGTTTAAAGTCTGGAACACTTTCTTCAACGCCAACTCTATTTCGATCATGTACATATGAATCAGGGTCTTTGTTAAACTCTATATCTTTAGCTTTTTTAAGATCTCTTTGATCTTTAGTGAAACCTTTATTGTTAAATCCAAACGAGCCTTTAGGCTTTCGATTAGGCTGTCTCACTTTTTTTATACTTTTGATTCCCAATGCTTTCTTTTGCTTCTCTGGATAACGCACTCCAGGTGCTAATTGTAGATAAACACCATATGGACTTGACGCCATTACTTCTTTATTACTACCATCTTTATATGCCACGTTCCATATGTGTTGTCCACTAGGAATATCCTTTGATGCTTCGTAAATCTTATCAATTTTGTCTTTACTAACTTTATTAATAATATTAATTTGCTCTTCTAATGGCAAATTATCAAATTTCTTAAATACACTTTCATTATTCATTTTCCAAACCTGTGCTGATCTTGGATCAAACGGTTCACCGTCTGGCCCTTTTGTTACTTCTTGTGTAACTAGTGGAGCAAAGTTAGGTTCTCTACCGTCACCTAATTCATCAGTAAACTCTATGCCTCTTTGTTGAAGCATTCGTTTAATACCAGAGTCGTTATAAGATACATATTGATCAAACATTTCGTCATAAGTAATTCCGTACTTGCTTTCCCATCTACGTTTCATTTCTTCAGCAACTCGCCATCTCCAGTTGTCTTTATATTTTTCTGGGTTATTTAATATTTCAATAGAATTTCTTATTGCACTACTGTGTGCCCATGGAATAATTAATATATCTTTGTAACTAGTTGAATGTATTGAACTAGGTTGCTGTACTCTAGACTTTAGTTCATTATCGCCTATTGTTTTTATTTCTTTAGCAAATTCTTTTTTGACCATTACATCGCCACCAAAACTAAATGCGTTTATTTTAGCAATCGACGGGTCACCGTGTTTTTTCATAAACTGTTTTTGCTTTTTAGGAAGTTGTTTCTTTTGGTCAACATCGATACCAGTACTATCAAATCCTAGCTCTTGTCCGAGCTTGTCTATTGTGTTTATAAATTTAGATATAGCATCTGTTCTGGTCTTAATTAGTTCAGGTATTTTACCTTTAGTAAATACATCAGCACCGTACTTTGCTTTAGCAAGATGATTTCTCTCAAACACATCGTTTAAATAGGCTTGTAGATGTTGCTGTAATTGAATTACAGGAGTTTCAGAAAAAGGATCTGAGGCATCTGGGTTTGATAATTGTCTAGCAATTGTTGTCATTGTTTCTGCTTGGGACGATCTCATACCAAAGTAATCCAATCCGTCCTGTGACGTACCGTGCGGTTCAACACCTCTCAATGAAGGATCTATTTCTGCCATCATTTTCTCTGTGGCTTTTACTGCCGGTACTAATTCTGTTAAAGATTTACTTATTACTTTTAGCATATCGTAATGTTGTGCTGGCTGTGTATCTTTTACACGTTGTATTTCTAGAAATCTTTTTCTCAATTTAATTTGCATTTTACTTATTGCATTATCTGTGTATGAATCATCTCCACTTGTAGTTGGGTTATGACCTTTCTTAACAGGGTGATTCCACTCTTCATAATCTGCCAAGTGAGCAAGTAATTTCTTTAGTCCTGCTTTGTTAACTGGGCCGCCTACTGGAAACCAGGAAGTGCTGGCATTAATGCCAGGACTGTTATACGAACCTTTTACCAAGTCCTGATTAAATCGTTTGAACTCGTTTTTATTAACAGAATCCCATGCACTAACAATTGTGTCTACATCAACATTAGTAGCACTTGCTATTGCGTTAAAGAATTGTTTATTTTTCTCGCCATCTTGTAATTCACCACTTTGTGATGCTGACCACATTCCTTTAACAATTTTGTCACTGTCTGGTCCACTTAAAAACGCAGGAAGTGTAATAATAGATTTCTTAAATAATTTGTCGACACCGTTTTGTATTGTAGTTAATTTTTTCTGTGGTGTATCATTCGCCGCTTGGGCAACTTGAATTCTATCTTGTAGTTTTAGTATCAGCTGACCCAACTTATCATATGTAAGTTCAAAGTCTGCTAAAGATTTTCTAAATTCACCAATAGATTTCGCATTAGGTTTTGTTCTACTTTTATTTGAACTAAGGTCAAATCCTGCCTGTCCAATTGCTAGTGCAAAGTTTTCCTGTGCTTTTTTCAAATACAATGGTGCTTGTTTACTTGGTGCTTGTTTGTAAGGCCTTGTAATAGGTTCCTGTGCCTGCAAAGGTTCCATTTCTTCTACTTCTTCTACTTCTACTTTCTTACCAGTTCGCTCTTCATAATCTACAAGTGCTTGTTTCCACTGCTCATCTGCATTTGGCTGAGATAATTCTCTATATTTCGTTAGACTGTTTACTGCTACAGCAACCGAATCCATTGAATCAATATAAATGGCTTTATCGAAGTAGTCTTTAATAACATCTACAATAGGTAGTTCTATTTCGAATCTACCTTTAACACGTTCTATATCTTTTGCATCAATTTCATCTAAACTGTTTATTAATTTGAATAATGCTTTTGCATAATCTTTACTGTACAGTTTATCACTATATGCCGCACTTAATGTTTCAGCATAACGTATAACTGCTTTTGCGGCTGTATCAAAGTTTAAGTGATAGTCATCGCCACCGCCAATTCTAAATTCTATAAGTTGATTACCAGTCTGGCTATCAGTTTGGTCTTTAAAGTTTATAGAACTAAACTTGCCTGGATTAATACCTTTCTTAAGAATATTTTCTATGTTTTTTATAGTCTTAGTGTTTTCTGGACTTGATTTTAACTCTTGTGCGGACTTCTTCAAACTAGCAACCTGTGACTTTGCATAACTGTTGTTTGCTCTGCCAAATGTACTTAATAAATATTTGTCGCCTAACAGGACAGCAAGTTTAACTGGATTAACTTCTTCTTTATTTTCACTGTCTAAACTCATTGTAATATGTAATCCGCAACTGCTGTTTGTTTCTACATTTTCCTTTGCAAACCAATCGAACAGGCTTTTCATTTCTTCCATCATTTGTTTAGGTGTATCGTAAACAGGAGAAATAACTTCTGCGCCTGTGCCGCTATCTGCGTCAATACTGCTGTCAGTCTCTACACGCCAAAAGTCATTGTTAGTACCATAACTCGAGTGGTACTCACCTGATTCCACATCATCACTAACTTTACTGTTATCTCTGGCCCAAATTCTTAACATATCGCCTACTTCGCTAACTCCTTCGCCTGAACCGCCTTCATCGTATAAGTAGATACCATGTTCGCCTAAACAACTACTCCAACTACCATATTCGTTAGCCGCCCATTGATCCATATCGTTGTCTTCTTCGGCTGACTCAACTGCTAACTCTAATGCTTCACCATTGTCTCTGATTTTCTCTTCGAGCCACTCAATGTATTCATCTTCTCGTTGTTCTTCGGTATACTGTCTGCCCCATGCAATAAAGTCCCAATCTTCGAACTCTTCTTTTTGCTCATCGTCCATACCTTCTAATTCTTCTTCTTTGTACGCTTCTATATCATCTTCATCTAGCATTGATTCAACGAAATCATTTAACTCATCTTCATCTTCTTTTCTTTCAACGACTAGGTCATGCATGATGTCGCCTTCTAAATCATATGCCTTTTCATAAATCCATTCTTTGTATGCTTCAACTATTGTATCAACAGACCCACTGCCTTCTTGATCTCTAATAAAGTCTTCGATGTCGTACCAATTGTATTCGTATAACCAGTCTCCGTCATCACTTCCTCTGTCTGCTACTTCTGTAAATACAGTCTCTGCTTCAAATCCACATTTAATAGGACTGTTAAGTGCCTGCTGTGCAACATTTTTTCTATTAAAGTTTATTTCAAATATTGGTTCAGGTCCTTGTTCACGCAATTTAAACTTACGCACAAGTTTTTTCATGTTGGTCTTTAATTTAGCAAGTCTTTTTTTGCTGTGATTTTTAATATTGAAGGAAGATGCTGTGGACTTACTCAACTTGGAAAGTTTACTAGCATTTAAAACTTGTACTTCTTCATCTGGGTCGACTAGTTGATACTCACCTTTAGGATCTTGTATTACAACTTTATCTGGATTTGGTTTGTTCCCTACCTTACTAACTACTTTACCTGCTACTTCGCCTTTGTCGTTGTGATATTCTGCATCAACTTCTATATCTTTTGCTTTAGACTTTGTATAAGTTGGTTCTACTTTTTCAGGCTCTGCATCTTTAACATCCAATCCGGGTGTTACTGTTGGGCTACCTTTATCTACTTTAGCAGGTGCTTTAGTAGTTGTAGGTTTAGCATTTGCTTTTGCTGTTGCCCCAGTCTTTTGTTGACTAGTGGGTGTACTTGCTCCGGAATTCATACCATATTCTGCTAGTACACTTTCTAAAGTTCTCACATCAGTAAATTTCATGTATTATCGCCTGTTTAATGATCTTAATCTTCTACTTGTAGGATTAAGTCTTTTTGTTCTTTGTGATTTTCTCGACATTCTTGCACCCATTCTTGCTTTTGTCTTTTTCAACGTCATACGTTTTTTCATATTGACAGGTGCAGAACATTGTGCTGGGCTACTAACCACTCTGCCTTTACGCCTACCGCTAGTACATCTAACAGCACGTTTGATCTTCTTGCCGCTTCTACGCCAAACCATTCTGGCTTCAGTAATTGTATCTTCTGTTATATCTTCTAGTCTCATTATTTTCCAAACACATTAACCATCAAACCGATTACCACAGCAATAAGTGTTGTGAAACTTGTTCCAACAATTGCTACTAGCCAGTTCTCTAATTTATTCAGTCTTTGTTTTGTATCTTCTTTGAACTCTCTCAGTTCAGTAGTGATACTTTCTATTCTTAGCATATCTGCAATAATGTGTGCTTCTAGGTTATCCTTTTGTGCATACACTTGTTGTTCGACTGGCTTCGGTTGATTACGTTCTTCCATTTTACAATAAATCCTGTTTAGTAAATTCCATATTAACACTTGTTTTAGTATTAATTGTCCCATCGTTTAAAACGACAAGGTCTAACTCGTCTATTAATGTCTGTACCGTATGTGCTCCGGGCTGTTCTGTAGCGAACTTAAAGATATAACCTGCACCTGTTAAACTTGGTGCTCCGTAATTCTCTAGTAAGTTCTGCCCTATACCATTTAAAAATACAGGATTATTCATCACTGTTGGCATAGCTCTCAAACCAATTACCTGAACAACACTCTCAAAATCTTTTTGTGTAGCATCTGCAAAATCACCAGTTACGGATATATCCAAAGATGTAAACAATGTAAAAAATTCTATGTTACCAGTTAGTACTTCAACTGATCCCATTGCTCCTGTTCTTGTCATACTCATGTGTGTCTCCGTGTTATTTGTAGTATTTATCATTATACACAAAAATATGGCTCCGGAACGAAAGCCAAAAAAAAGCACACCGTAGTGTGCTTTTTAAAAGTTGCTAAAGTAGTTAAACTTATGCTACTCTGTATTCGCCTGCTGTAACAGTAGCGTTTGCACCGTTACCAGTTAATGCTGGTTGGATTGCCGCTAATACGTTTGCCGCTGAAGGTTGACCTTCTACTGCAACGTGCATTACTGTTGCTGATACAGAAGTAATAATTACTGGTGTACAGATTGTTGCTAAAGATGAAACTACTGCTTCACCTTTGTTTGCCGCACCTGCTGTGAAACCAAATGAACTAATGTCATCTACTGTATCTACTTCGTCGATGATAAAGTGGCTTAAAGAACCTACTAATAGTTGTCCTTCTACTACTCCACCGTTTACTCTTGTTTGTGCCATGTTAATCTCCTAAACTTGGTTGTATGTCTCTCAACATACGCTTGTTACTTTTATTTATCTAAATCAGCCAAAAAAAAGCACCAAGTAAATGGTGCTTTTTCATTGTTTTTATTACAATTTCTTATAGATCGAAAGCAGTAATTGTTGCTAATGCTAAGTTAACACCATCAACTGTGCCCAATGAAATAATAACGTCTTCTAAGTGAGCCGCTAATGTTTCTGAGTTAGTTCCATCATAAGTGTCAGTACCGTGTTCGCCTTCAAAAAGGATTCTAAGTCCTTGTCCAGCGCCACCTGTTGCGTCGACTGTGCCAACTGCTACTGGTGTTAAACCTTCAATACCAAATGCTTTTAATACTGAATCAACACATCCGCCTACAGCCAATTTAGCTGAAACGTCTGCACCGAAATCGATTTGGATACCTGCTAAAGGTAGACCACTATAGTGACCAGCGGCAACTGCCGCCCCTGCGTTTTGAGTTTGTGCCATTTTTATTCTCCTAAAATGTATATGTTACACTTATTTATGCCAATTGGCTTAAAAATAGTTTTAATTATTGTGTTATTTAGGGTTAGAGCCGATAATATTCTTAACAAATTCTGCAGATTTTCTAGCCTTTTCCTGTCCGGATTTGTAATTCTGATTACCTGTTTTGGCACGACTGTAAGAGCTACTGCCGCCTGGTTCGATAGCCTTTCTATCCTTTCTTAAATGACCGTGAGTCCTATCAGTCCAGCCTTTACTTACACTTTTACTGGGACCAATGTCTAATCCTTTTCTTTGCTGTTTATCTGGGCTACTAGTTTTTGCCTTAGAATTACGTCTCATTATTTTATCTTCTATTTCCGGATGTACTTGTATCATTGCCATTTTAACTGCTATACCCGGAGTAATACTTGGACCACCTGTGGTAAATTTGCCGATTGCTATAGACTTTACAGCCGCTTTGTCTACACCTTCATAGCCAGGACGTCTGTTTCCTGGAGGACCTATCTCATCATCAATCTCACTGTCAATCATTTCAGCCGTTGTTTGGGTTTCTGCTATGTTTTGTATAATTTCGTAAATTCTCATATCTATATTTATACCTTTTTTCGACCGCTGGCCCAGTAGCCTGCAATCTTTCCTATACCTGACCCGGTTGTGCCTTGTATTTTAGCCTTAGTAAGTGTTGGTATTACTGGACTGTCCTTATAACCAGACTTTTTACCAGTGTCAGTATACTTTCTTTCTCTTTTCATAGCATGTAAATGCTCGTATGAGTCACTTGCTTTGCCTCTTAGCATTGTTTGTTGTTGCATTAACTTAGATACCACAAACTGCTTTTGGGCATATTTTAAATCTTCCCAATCTATAATCAAACGTCTTAACTGTTTAAAAAGAGAATTTGTTATTTTTAATTGTGTTTCTAATCTCACAAGGAATGCAGTTGTCTCACTTCTATTCGGTGGACGCACAGCCATTCTTTTCACAAAATTAAAATGTCTTCTGTTCTGAAATTGTACTGATTTTAGTATGTTCTGTTCTCTAGTTGATATATTTAAACTTTTGTACTCTGGATTATCTAAAGCAAATGCTAATACATATATGTCAGTTGATGTTGTTCTAAAAAGTGCATAAGGACCAAACTGTGTTGTCTTCCTTGCATAACCAACAGAGTAATCTCGTTGCTTAGAGTCTCTGTTAAACATAATAAGTTGTAGTGTTTGCAAATATAGTAAGTCTGCAATAGACCTACCTTTAAGCATACCAAAGTTACTTGTTGTTCTTAATAATTTACTCTCTGATAAATCCTGGTTTATCATTTGGAAGTCGTATTGTGCCATATTATGAGCTCGGCTTGCCTGAACCAAAGTTTATTCTGCTAAACTCTAGTCTATCTATTAGTTTAAGAGCGTTACCAATTCTGTCTACAGCAACAAATCCTTCTTCTGCCGTAACGTCGAAACCTGAGTCTGTCTGTACAAACGTTCCGATTTGTTTAATTTGTTCTAGTTTCTTAACAATCTTAAGTTTTGCTTCAATGAGTTTTAAGTACAAGTCATATACTGCTACAATGCTTGGAACATGCTCTTTAATAAACTTAACGCCTTGTACCATCTTATCTGTTTTAGCATCTATGCTTTTTTGTGTACTGACTTTAGCAATTTCTTTTTCCATATAATTAATATATTTTGTAACAAAGCCTTGTGCAAATTTAGTAGGTTCATCAAAGTGTCCTTGACGTACTTGATTATTAGCATGTGCTTTGAGCTGAGGTAAAAATACCTTGTCGCCTATTAAATCTGTGCCTTGTTGCAACCACTTAAATGTGTCTGCATCAATAGACTTAAGATATTCATTTGCCACAGTTATAGCATTCAGTATGTCATCGCTCTGTTCAGCAGTCATTGTAACTGTGCCGCTAAGGTCTTTGATAAGTGCATCTCTGTGCCAAACACCATTTGCTTGTCCTAACACACTGCTGTCAAATCCAAAACTTGCATTTGTGTCTGCTAGTGTAGGGCCGCCAACGTATTCTGTGTGCCATACAATACCGAACCCTGCACTTAATATTTGTTTTGCCATGTCACTGTTCTTAGGAACAGCATAAGTTATTGTATTAGGTTTAAAAATTATATGCTCTTCGTTATCAAGAGTAACTGTCTTAATGTCTTCTGTAGTAGCAAACAACATGTCGCCTTGTGCTACAGTGTCCCAATTTAAACCACTAAGATATTTAAGTGCTAATTTAAGTTTCTTTCTTAAACCTTCACCACTTTTAAGTTCACCTTTTACTGTTTTATCTTGGTGATTGGTATCAATATCTTTTTCTGTGAAGTTTAGTTTTGCCTTTTGTGCAAATACACCTTTAGTGCCTACAAAGAATTTGCCTGTTGCAGGATCCTTACCAGCAACAATAGCCGGTGCTCCGTCCCACTTTGTGGTCATACTGATAGGCGACTTTGCATTGCCGTCAAGCATAGAATGTAAACTGTATAAGTAGTCTACTGCTTCTTTGGCACCTGCATACCCTTTGTTTAAGATGTTATCTTCTAAATGTTCCAAATGGGTATTTTTACCATCCTTACCCTCCAGCAATATGCTTTCACTAAGAATAGATGTGACTAATGGTTTTGATATTTCAATAAATTTCATATTAACTCACTGTTAAGTTACATGTATTTATCACATTATAGCAGTTTATATGATATTCTTCAACTGCTCTATAAACGGGTCGAAATAAGAGTTGTATGTTTCATCTGAATAAAAATGTTCAACGTTGCGTTTTTCTCTATCAATATCTCTTACATAGTCTAATTGCATAAACTTTCTTATGCTGTCCATAAGCATAGTTTGACGTTTAGCATAATCTACTTCTGTGTCGTATGAATGGTCTAGTACATCGTCATACACATCAAACCCTTGTTCTCTGAGGTATGCTATTGAACCAGATCCTGCTTGTGCAAAGAACGGCATGCCTAGTGCTACAGGCTTGTAAGTCTTTTCTGTTATAAACACATTATTGTCTGCCCACCATGTAGTAGTTTCAGTTGCTATATTACACACACTGTTTGAATAGGCATCGTTAACATCTAAACTTGGTCGTTTGTCTTTATCCATTGGATTATATTCCGATCTTTCTTGCACTCTGATAGGCAATAGATGCCATTGTTCTTTTAGGGTGTCATCGATGTGCTGTAGTTCAGTGTCGCTAAGTGCTACACGCGATGGTCCCATATACTCATACAATGCCTTTGGTATAGTGTTATTATCCGTTAATATGTTTCCTGATTTTGTTTGTATTAGTCCTAAACCATGAAAAGAAAAATATATATCTTTAAAAAAATCTTCTTTAACTAAATTACTGAACATGTGTATTCTAGAAGGTCTTGCAACTCTATTTAAACAAGATAATTTATGCTGTTTGTGTTGGGGTGGAATAGTTTTTGTTACATGATTATATGTAAGAAAATAAAACGTGTTAAAGTGTATTATGTCATAGTAAGGATCTGTTTGATTAGGATCTGAAGATAAAATAACTTTAGGCTCTTTTATATTATCATACAAAGTGCGTATATCAGCATTTTGCTTCAGCATTAAATTTTTACTTGCTTCTAAATTTTTGTGTCCGCCGGTTTGTGTGTCGCTATCTATACCCATAAGATTTGGCTCACACGCAAAAAGTATAATAACAAGGTCTGGTTTAAACTCGGAGTTTGTTAGATCTCTATAGAAAGCCAATGTTGCAGGAATACAATACATTGTTCTATCGCACAATATAAGAATTTTTTTATCTAATTGTTGTGCAATATCGTACCAAAAGGACTTCTCTAACGCAAAATAAATATCCCCAGAAGGATTAGAAATAAATTTACAGTTGTCCGTTCCACTAATGTGTGGATTGTCCACTACATGCCTGCTAAGTTCTTAAGTTCCTGTATTTGAATTGCTTCGTTTATCTCAGCCATTGCTACTATAGGAGTTAAGAACACAACATCACTTGCATCTTCATGCAACGATACTTTATAACCTACTTGTTCCCAAGTAATGCCTGCCGCTTCTAATACACTGTTTGCATATTCAAATGCTTCGGCTCTCATAGCTCTAACTTGTGTTACAAAGTGTTGATAAAATTCTGGGTTCGCTTTCTGTAGTCCTGATTTCTTAATAGCAGGAGTAATTGCTTGAACATATTTGTCAACATCATACTTAACATCGTGTTTCTTTAATATGTCTAAAAATGTTTTTGCATGTTGTATCCTAGCACTTTGATCTTTGCTTTGGTCAACCATACCTTTTTGATGCATTTTTATATCGTTCATGTGAGGACCTTGTAACGGCAACTCAGGTTTAACATCAGGTGCTTGTGGCTTCTTAATCATTTTAGATGCCAATCTGCCTAACCCAGCGCCTGCAACTGCGCCTACTTTAGCGGCTGTGGTTGCACCTGGATCTTGCATTGTTTTGTTGGCTAACGTGCCGCCCATGGCGTCAACAGCCTTATCTTTAACTTTATCTGCAATACTTTTATCTGAATATGTACCTTTAGCAATAGAAGTTAATTCCATACTAATTGAATCTTTATCTGCTATTGGGTATGTACCTGGTATAGGCTCTCTTAATGCTTTTGGATCATCCATATCTGGTTGGCCCGGAATTTTCTTAGTTTTAGAAACTTCTTGCCATTGATAACCTGAGTGTCCTTTACCTGTTTGAATATACTGGAATGCAACATCGTCTCTGTTAGGGTGAGAAACAACTTGATTTATCATATTCTTTGCGGCGGCTCTGGCGGCTCCGAACTTTCCTATTTCACCAGTCTTCTTAGCACCAGCGGCATTACCTGCGGCTTGTTGAGCTTTTTGCCTATCAATTTTTTTCTGTTTAGCCATTGCGGCAACTCTTCCAGGTGCCATTTTGTCATTGCTCATTGCACCTTTTTCTTGACCCCTATATAATGCTGATGTACCAGTGTCTCCACCGCCTCTGCTTGAACCTTTATTGGTTCTCTTATAGGTTTGTTCTGCGCCTTTTTCGTATACTAAATCACCAAATTCAAAAATCTTCATATTAACTCTCTTTATTTTCGAGTACTTTTTTTATACCCCTGGAGAATTTTTTTGCATCGCCACTTTTAATGCTATTGATTAGTCTTCTTTCTAAGTCTAAAGCATCTTCTTCACTGTATGTTTCTTGTAACATCTTTTTAAGATTCTGTACAGCAGATACAACATTTTCCACCCTGTTTTCTAACACATGATGTTTATCCCTATCAACAGAAATCTGTTGTAGTTCTTCTAAAATTGTTCTCGACTTTTTAAATGACATAATTAAATTCCCTATGTATCTGTATTTATCTTTTATAGGTCATTTTTTTTCATAAACTCTCGCATGTTTAATGCTTGGTTCACAGTATCTTGTTGCTCTGGCTCATCTGCCTTGATACTCTTATTCCTACTAAGTTGTTCTAGTAATCCACTGGATGCTACACTTACAGCACCCTCATCGCCTTCTTCTAAATCTTCTACTCTTAATGTATCAGGGCAAAATTTCAAATCTACTTTACTACCAACACCACTACTAGAACGTGTTTTCATAAACTGTATTTGATATCTACCACGTTCTCTCATTGCATTACTTGTAAAAATACCAATCACATTATCCGCTGTTTGTATCTTAGATATACCACCTGCAATATGGTGGTGGTCAAATTCTATTTCTTCTACTGCACCTCTATTCAACTGAGATGCTGTTACAAGTATTACACCAGTTTCCATTGCTAAGTTACGCAACTCTTCTGATACAAACTTATCTTTGATAAACTGGTCATTAGCACTAATCTTGCTGTTAATAGGCATCATTAAATCCAAGTAATCGACTAATACAACATCGACTTTTAAGTCTGAATTAATTTCATACTCTCTGATGAAAGCCCTAACATCATTAGTTGTTACACCACTGCTCATTTGTTTTACTCTAAACTTGCCTGCACCTTTACCTTTCATACGCACTTTTAAATCAACGTCATCCATATTCTTCATAACATCTTTAGTACTGTAGCCACTTACCATTGCATCTAAACGCATACTAATAAGTTGTTCACTAAGCTCTAAACTAATGTAAACTACATTAAGTCCTGCTAAACTCCAGTTAACACCTAAGTTCTGTAAGAACAAACTTTTACCTGCACCCGAGCCTCCAGCAAAAATAGTAATCTCGCCTTTGTTTAATCCGCCATATAATTTTCTATCAACATCTCGCCATCCTGTGCTTGTTGCACCTGCTTGACTTTTAATGTATTGTAAACGTTCTTTAGGATTATCAAAATACTCTAGTCCTAAGTCTTTTACTAATCCTACTTGACTTGCTTCTTTAATTAAGTTTTCTACTGCACCATAGTCTGCTGTTTCTAATAAGTCTGTGCTTTCTAAGATTGCTTTTTCTAATGCTTTGTGTCTACAAAATCTTTCAAAACTATCTAAGAACCAATCCACATGGTTATCGTTAACACCATCTATACGTTCCAAGTCTACATTTGTTGTTGCACTAATTTGGTCAATAGTGGGTATGCTACTATAATCTGTGGCATGGTCTTTTAAGAATTTAACAGTTGCTTGAAACTTTTTGTTAAACATATACGGCTGAATGATACCGTTTACCCTAACAAACAACTCTGGATCAGTAACTAAAAAGTTGAGGAATAACTGCTGTATTTCTTCGTTGTAATCTTGTATTTGATCCATTATTGTTTCATGTCCTTCTTTATGTGATTGTATATTAATTTATGTCCTTCCAGACTTGGATGCCCGTCTTCGTGGCTTACTGTTTTGTTATCCATCATAAAACTCATTGGCCTACCAGTCCATTTTGTTATATCTATTTCTTTTAATAAGTGCCTTTCGTAGTCACACAACATGTTGTCGCTGTTAAAATCAAAGCCGGAACCGCCCGCTATAGTAGGTATATGTGATTCGTTAGACATACTAGTAAAAAGAAATGGAATATTTCGTTTTTTCAATGCTTGTTGTGTTGTGATAACTGTTTTTAAAAAGTCTATCCTGTAATCCTGTAACGACTTACCGTATAATAATTCTGCCGTCATAGCCTTGTTTGTTAAATTAAATGTTTTTTCTACTCCAGCATTTGCAGGAGTATCATCCATATACTTGAAGTCGTCTGTGTGCCAGTCGTACAATCCGTTCTCGTAAGAACCACCTACTTTATTGTAAGGGTCGTTTGTTATTACATGCCCAGCATTACAAAAATTCACCCATTGCTTTGTCATAGTGTTGTAACGCTCTTGTCTATGTAGTGCTGTCCACTGTACTATAACATAGTCATAAGTATTGTCTATTTCTTCAAACACTCTACGACTTATTTTGTGGTTGCTGTTTCCACCTAATGCAATGTTGTTCACATCTGCATCTAAAAAACTGCACCATGTTGTTTGGTTGTTCTTTACTATTAGTCCTGTTTCTTCGTCATGTATTACATCTGACCCGCCTGTAAAACTGCAACCACTAATTAACATCTTCATAACATTTTACTCTGTACACGGATTTTAACTTTATTGTTTGTAGCAAAATCCACAATACTTTTTACTGTGAGTAATCTACCATAACGCTCTACTGCGTCTGCGGCATCTTTTACATCAGGATGCCAAGGTGGAAAACTAACTTCCCAACCTAAATCAACTGCTTGGTCGATTAACTCTTTACCTGGCTCATCTCTGTCCGGGCATAGTATAACACGTTTATTTAGTTTGTCAATTAAGTGTGCTTGTTCTGGTGTTACTACATTACCTAATACACTTATGCCGTCAACAAACACTGCATCAAATACACCTTCTACTACAATAACAAAATCTCTATCACTATCAACAAACCTATCAATATTAAATACATACCCAGGTTGTGTGTTTAGCAAATACTTTGCTGTTTCTTTATTAGGTGGATTTACATGTCTTCCAGTCCAGCCTACTAATTTGTTATTGTACATAAACGGTATTGTGAGCCTAGCACTATAAACAGGATTATTAATATGCAGTAATGGAAACTTGCCTAACAGTCCACGCTCAATTGCATACTGTTTTACTTTATGGTCATCGGGCAAGTCTTCTACCATAGTAGTTTCATCTGGCAGACTGTGTGTTTTAAACTCTGCCGCACTGTATACATAACTATCGTCAGCGTCTTCTATTTCTAGTTCTTCGCCGTGTTTCATTAAGTCCAATACAACTTTATGAATATCTGTTACCTGCACCCCCAATGTCTCAACCAGTTTTTTATACTTGCCACCTAATCTAGGTGCAGGTGCCCAACCAGTTGTGTATTGGCAATTGAAACAATGGAAACTTATTTTGCTACCTGATTGTATAACACCAGCACGTTTACGCCTATCGCTACACATTGGGCAATTGAATGTTGTCCAGCCGCCTGGAGTCTTGCCATTTTGTAACGGCAAGTTATCCATTAACAGTCGGTGTACTTGGTCAACTAATTCATGATGATGCATAACAGTAATTATAACACCTAGTATTTAAAAGTCAACTAGTTTCTGAGTAAAACTTTATCTAAAGTTCCTGAAGTTTGGTCAAAAATAACTCTAATCCAATTAGTGTTTATTGTAAAATTAAAAGGATCAACGCCACTTGTTGCTGTAGTATAAGGAATTGCTGGATTACCAATGTCACCTTGTGCATTAATATCATACCAATCTGTATCTTGTGTTGGTGCTGATGCTAGTGCTGAACCTTGTATTTTAACAGTGCCTACAAAGTCTGTCATATAAAGTGCTATTGTGTGTCCGCTATGCCTATAGTTTTTATCTTGATTACCGTACAACGAAGAGGTTGCAAAGGAATCTATACCATCTACACCAACACTTGCTGTCTGTGTGAACACAGATGCTGTTTGAGTTGGACTTGGTTCATACTCTAAACTACTTTTGATTTCTAAATCAGTTACAATTCTGTCGTTTTGATTTGCGTATAACGGAGACTGTGTTGCACCTGAATCTGCACTTTCACTTATTGCTATTTGATATAGCCCGGGTGATAAATCTTGTATATCGCCTGTAACTAAATCTAGTCTTGCTTCACCTGTTGTTCCACCACTAACCAGCGTCAACGGTTTAAATAAAACACGTTTACTAGTGTTAGGATTAATAACTGTAGCATACAACGTTTTAGTGCTAAGATTTTGCTTAACTCTGTCTCTGTTTCTTACATGAAAGTTTAATTGATTGTTTAACCCTTTATGTACTACTAATTTTGTCTGATTCATAGGTCTATTATCCACATATATACCATCCGCACTAAGAACTAAATCTACGGTCTGATATCCTAAGTTATATAATGTATGTGCGGTTCCGCTTGTCATTGTTCTTTACCATTATCTTTACTATATTTATCTATTAGACACATAAATATCACGATGACTAAAGAACAAGAGCTACAAGATAAATTTCCATTTTTGACTGGTTTGCTCTTTAGCGAAAAAGAATTCGTAGGTATCGTTCAAAATCAAGACAAACAAATTATTAGTTTTTATGATATTGAGCGTTGTAGGACCGGCGAGCATAAGAAACTTATGTTAGAGTACGGCGAACTATGGTGGTGGGAGTCGAATAGACAATTGCCAATAGATATATTCTTATTCCAAGAGATGCAAGAATTACAGTACTGCTTGAGAACATTTATTCTTAAAGAGACGGATGTATTATTCGGTCCTGTGACCAGTATGCAGAATATTCTTAAGAAGAGAATAAAACGAAGAAGTATTCAATTAGTTAAAAAGACTATTTAAACCTTACCAACCAAAAGATTCAACTGGACTATAATTACCATTGCGTATCCTATCGCATGACTTTTCTTAAAGAAGTAGTCGTCAGTTCTTTCCCATACTTCTTTTTCAATAATATCCCAACTGTTACCTACTAAGTATCGCTTACCAGGTCTAATCATTGCAAGTATCATTGCAAGTTGTTCAACATTCTTAGGTTGATGCTGTTTAATAATATCATAGTGATTACCAACGTGGAAGAGTTGTTTAACAATGTCTTCATGTTCAAACAACTCCCACATTGGTTCTTTTGCCAATAGACTATCTAAGTGTGCTTCGTCTATGATATCTTTGTAAACACTATTATTCAATACGTCTACTTTAAAATATCCCATATCCTCTGCTTCTTTATGATCTATTGTGCTGTATCCTTCTAAAGGAAAAGAAGGAATAGGTTGAAAGTAAACTCCGGTGTTGTGCTTTTCATATGATTGCTCACGTTTGATACTGGCAGGTATAGGATCAAAAAGTTCTAAGAACTTATCCCTATTTGCCATATCAATATCAACATCGAAGTTTATTTTCATAGTTTGCCTTTCATTTTATCTATCATACGTTGTGCATTATACAACTCTTTGACAGGATTGTCATCCTCTAAAGATTCGATTACATTCAATAGTGCATCTAACTTACCTAATTTTTCTTCGTCAAGTTCGAACTTACCTATTTGAATTTTGCTCTCTGTGTTAATATTATCATCAAGTGTTAATGTAATATTATCATCAAGTGTAAAATAAGGTGTACTTGATCCACTAATAGTAACAGTTGGTGAGTCTGCTGTGGTATATATGTCATTACCTATTGTAATTGAACCCATATTATTGTAACTGTAATCGTCGTAGTCGTTCATATCATTCTCCTTCTGTGTACAATAAACTCCACTTCATCAGTTTTTCTTTCTTTACTTTGATACGTTCTTGTATTTGTTCATCGCTTACAAGTCCGCCATCTTTAAGTATTTCAATCATGCACATAACATCGCCAATCTCTTCTTGCAATTGTGTATAGTCTTGATCTTCACCAAAACGTAACATCTTGCTACATGCTTGTATTAGTTCACCACATTCTTCCATTGTGATTACTAACATTTCTTCTTTCTTTTTCAAATTTCCTTCCTTACATAGTCTTCAGCCATTGGAAAAATATTTTTAATTGCATCTGCTACTGCCCATGCTAATTCCATATGCTCTAACTGTGTACCATTAGCACCACGAAGTTCAATATAATGAATCCAACTTCGGAGCGTACCGTTAACGTACAGCCTGCTTAGTGTATTACCTTCCGGTAGTACTGCTCTTGCCTGCTCTTTAGCAATACCTCTGCTTAGAGCGTAGTTATATGCTTCTAAGGCGGTGTCTATAACCTTCTGTTGCAAGTCAGCCCATGCATGTTGTAGTAGTCCATCATCTGTGGGTACACTGTTTTGCCTGTTTTTAGGGTCCTGTAGTCTTGCTTCACGTATCTCGAACTCTAAATCCTTTGTTGGGTCTGCATAACGCTGACTAAACTCTTGGAAACTAAAACTTCTATGTCGTAACAGTTGTCTTGCAATGTCTCTGGTTGTTTCAATCTCCATACACACTGATACCATTTCAAGTGGTGACCAATGTTTATGTTTGACCAAATAATTTACAAGTTTTTCATTTGTTTCAGTATTATTCTGATTGTCTGGATTACTTACTCTAGCACAGTAAGCCACTAAATCCAATGGACTAGGGTCAGTACCTGTTAATGCTGGTGCTTGACTATAACTAATTAATTTTGCTTTCATATTTTTGCTTCCTTACAAGCCTGTTTAATTTCGTTTGCTTCTTCTTTGTTTGCAGTAAACAACTTCATCCAAAATGGAGGATCAATTACATCCTGTATCATTTTAACTTGTTCACTGTTGAACCTTTCTAATAACTTATCACCGGATTCGCTAAGATATAATATCCAAGGACTTACCTTTGCACTTCTTAAATCATATACTGCTCTGCTAGGCGATACTTTATCAAAGTAGTCTTGCCAAGGCTCATTATTTTCTTCGCCCCATCCTGCAAGATATATAACAGTACGTTCCAATGCTTTTAATCCTGGCTCTTTTCTAACATAAGTTTTTAAATACTTGTCGTACTCTCTATCTGACGCCCATTGTTTTAACTTTACGCCGGTCTTAATTAAATGTTCTGTGTACTTTACAGGATCTAACCACTCGTTTACTGTACATGCTCTACCATACTTTACAAATGCTTCATAGTATTGACTTACAATAAAGTCTTCCATAGTCTTAGGTGTTTTTGCACTAGTGTTTATTTCATAGAATATCTGGAACGCCCTATGTGCCAATCTAATATGGCTCATATCCTTGTCTGCAAATCTACGCTTCTTAACGCACATATGGACAGCCAGAGTAGTCTCAGACTTAAATGACTTTTTACACCATTTGCATTCCATTATTTTAATAGATCCTTAATTTCTTTATCGTCCCAACCATTTGCTAGTGCTAATTCCTTAAGGTCGTTATCATCATTCAACGACAAAAACAATGCTACCTCATCACCTTTTAAGTGGGGTAATACAGAATGCACAAAGTCACCACGTTTACTTTTCTTCTTTCTACTGTTAGGCGGTTTGATATATGGATGATGTTGTACTTTACCACTACCAGCCGCTGTTAATAACAACCATTGTAACTCGGGGTGCTTACTAACATCAGTAAACTTGTGATTAACTAACTCGTTGACCATCCAAATATAGTCTGGTGCCGAACTGCCTTGCACACTACTCGCATACCTCATCATCATCCAGGCACTAAAAGCCTTTTTCTTTTCAGCATCAAGTTTATTATACCAGCCACGATCCTTTTTGTCAATGGCTTTCATAACTTCTTGTAAAGGTATTTGCGGTTTCTTTGCCATATTAATCCATGTCTAATTGTAGTTGTGTGTCATAGTCATTTAAATTGCTAGTATGAGTGTCCCATACATTAATATAATGAGGTTCGCCGTTTGCAACAGTCTCATGCCATTCTTTGTTTGCATTTTCATCGGCACTATCACTTATATATTTAAAACACTTAAACTCGACACCGTGATACTGGCACGCCTTTGCAATAGCATAAGCCTCCATATCTACTATGTCTGCGGGGATTTCTAAGTTTGGATTATCTACAAAATTGTCACCTGTACTACAAGTGTATCCTTCGTTTGGATCATCAAAACTGATTGTCCTAACCTCTTCAAACGGAGTTAATCCTATTTCAAATCCTAGTTCACAGCATCGCATATCTCGTTGTACAAAGTTCGATACTTCTACTAATTGTTTACAGTCAGGGTTTATACCACCTGCTGTACCAAAGTTCCAAACTCTACTAGGTCTATGTTCTTGTATTAGTGCTGATGCTCTAATGGCGGCATTAACTTTGCCTACACCAGTAAAAAATACATTTTCCCATTCTTTCATTTTTGGTGCTTCGCTTTCTAACGCAATTAAAATTAAATCTTTCATCAATGTCCCTCGAACTCAATTAATGTGTTTACTCTGTACCCGTGTTCTTCTATTATAGCACTTCCTCTAAGTGTGGGCAAGTCTATTAGTGCTAATACTTGAATGTTTTCTTTGGGTACTCCAAAATGTGTATGCACAATATCTGCACAGGCTATTGCTGTACCGCCTGTAGCAATCAAATCGTCCATTATTACAACTTTATCATCTAGAGTAATATCTGTATTGCATTGTATATTCAAACATGCAGTACCGTACTCTAATTCGTACTCTTTCCTATATACGTTGCCGGGTAACTTGCCAGGCTTACGAGCCATTATAAAAGGCAAGTCTAAATCTCTAGCCACTGGTGCTCCAAAAACAAACCCTCTACTTTCGATACCAATGATTTTAGTAGCACCGAAGCTCATTGAAAGTCCAGTTAAATCTGACAACGACTTGTTAAATGCATTTGGATTTTCCAGTAGACTAGTTATGTCTCTAAATTCAATACCTTCTTTTGGAAATCCGGATACTGTTCTAATATGGTCTTTTAAATCTATATTATAACTACTCACTGTCGGCGAGCTCGTCATCATAACATTCCCAATATTCGTTTTCTAGTAGATACTCATCAGTATATGTTTCATCTGAGTCATGCCATTTCATATTCATGTACCCTACACTTGCATAGTATCCTTTACCAGTAGTATCACAGTTATCATAATCTTTGTCAATCAATTCTTTATCATACCACATGTCTTGAACTATTTCGGCTACCTGAGATTCAACAGAACTGAATGCTACTTTCTTAGGGTCAAAATCTTCGCCAATTAGTTCAACAAACCAAGAACCAAAACCACCTTTCTCACCACTGTGAAATTGTAGCACTGGTTTATAATTAGTCATATCGTCTGGCTTCTTATCGTCCATGTATGCTTCTCTGCCGTACAAATGGTAAGGATCAAAATCAATTACATTTTCATAAGCATAATCATCACTACCGTCTGCAGGAACTTCTTCGTAAGTCCATTGATCGTCAGCGTATGCTCCATTTAAGTGTTCAATGTCAGTTGTTTCTGTCCATGATTCAAAGTTTTCATATGGTAACGGTATTGTCTCATCCACTTCATCCCAGTCGAAACTGGTAACGAAATCTATTAAGTCGCCATCGCCATCTTCTGGTTTTATGAAATGGTCCACAAAGTCTGCCTTAACTGTGCCAATTGCTACTTCGCCACCTCGGTATCCTGCTTCAATTCTGAAACGCCTTTTTGTACCTTTCAACTTTTCTGCCATCTTATCAATATCTTTATCTAAACTCATAATATCCTCCTAGTCTAATAAATCGCCAATGTAAAGATCATTAGGTATCTTATTGGCTTCTTTTACAAAAAATGCACACCTAGGATTTGGCTTGTTCTCTAGCGGTGCAACTAATAAATGTCCGTTCTTCAATTTAGGGAAGAACCATTTTACGTCTTGATAGATGTTTGTAATTTGTATTTCTTGTGCTTCTAACATCTTTCTGCCTAAAGGATTCATTGTTGCTGTTAAGAATCCTCTATTGTTTAAACTGGTTAACGGCACTACTTCGATACCAGTCAAATCTTCATCTGTTATTACTATGCTCCAATCCATAGGCATCTGGATAGTGTTTTCGCCTATTCGTAAACATATTGCTGGAGCATAAAAGCTCTCCAGAAAAATTAAAGGAAGGAAGTAATAATCCATCCAATCTGTGTCTGATGTGTCAAACACACAGAAACGTATGTCATCTATTTCGTCAGGTACATGGTCAATTTCATATACATCGTTTTCTACTGTCAATATTTTCATTTATACTCCACTTTAGTCACTTGGAACGGAAATCCTTGTTCTTTATAAAACGCCTTACGGGCCGTCAAGTGTTTTTTACTATACTTTAAATTACTCGTAATGTCAACAACATTTAAATAGTCTTTGTCCTCTGCTTTACGAATGCCTCTACCTATGCTTTGTATAACACGCACATAACTTTTACCTGGCTCTAAAAGAACTAAGTTAAATATTCTGGGTATGTTAATACCTACTGCCGCTACACCATATGTAGCAACAATAACTTTATTATCCA